CTCAAAATAATAAACGAGAAGTTACGGGGCGTCGTAGATTTAAGTGCGAAGACTGTGGACAACGTTTCGGTACATTCGATCAATTATTTAAACATGCTACTAAAATACATTCGGATCTTATAGGTAATGAAGATCCTTATAAATATCTTTTCGATAAACGAAATCCTGGAATTAAACTTTGTGTAATTTGTAAGAAAAATACTTGTGAATGGAATCCTGTTAAGCATAAATATGCTAGATATTGTACAAATCCTGAATGTAAAAAGAAAGCAAGAGAAATGTTTCAGAAGAATATGAAACGTATTTATGGAACTGATAACTTACTTAATGATCCTGAACATCAGGCAGAAATGCTTGCTAATAGAAAGATTTCTGGTAAATATACTTGGCAAGATGGTGTACAAATTATCTATGTAGGCAAGTATGAATTGGACTTTTTGCAGTATTGTGAAAATACTCTTCATTTTACAAGTTCTGATGTAATACCATTTCCTACAAATATGGCTGTTAGATATCTTGATAAATTTACTAATGTTGAACGTTTTTATATTCCTGATTTCTGGATACCTTCATTAAATCTTGCTATAGAAATTAAAGATGGATCTAAATATCCTCTTGATTCTAAAGCTAAGATGGCTATGAAAGAAGAAGCTGTTATTAAATTGGATAAATTTAATTTTATTAAGATTGTTGATAAAGATTATACAGATTTTAATGATCTTATAAAGACATTGAAAGATTTAAATTGCGCTGAAGTTAAAAAAGATGGTAATCATATCTTTATAATTCCTGCTCCTGGTAATGATGTTTTGTAATTTTTTATAATAACATAACATAAAAGTATCATAATTTATTTAGAGATATAGGTGTAAATTTATCTTTTTTTGAATTATATATTTTATTGATGATTAAGGAAAAGTCGTATGACATAATTACCTTAACAATATGAACCATAAGCAACTTGGCGCCAAGGTTCAAAAATAATATTTCGGAGGTCTCCAAAATGGCAGACGGAAAAGAAAACAAGTTCGTTACAACAATCAAGGCAATCCCTGGAAAAGTTTCTAAGGATGTGAAAGCAAGCAGCAAAACAACAAAAGTTGTAGTAGCTGGTGGTGCTGGACTTCTTACAGTAGGTTCATTCCTACTCGGAAGAGCAACAAAGAAGGCTCCAAAAGCAGCAAAGGTAACACCAAAAGCTGCTAACTAAGCTTTAGTTGTTGTAGTGTTCTGGGAAAAAGAGGCGGATTTATTCCGCCTCTTTTTTATTTATTTTTTCTTAATATATTATATTTATGAATAAGTAATATTTGAGGAGGTAAGTAAATATGACTTATTATGAAAAATATCAGACATTGGTGGATGAAATAACAACTAAAGCCATAAAAGGAATTGTTCCGAGATCTTGCGCTATAGAGATTCAAAATTCTTTTGAAGAATGGAAATCTAAAACAACTGTAGCTGCAGGAAGTAAGGAGGTAAAGTCAAGTGTTCACGAATGTACAGCAAATTAAAATTTTGTCTAGAAAACCATTATGGTATATAGACGAAGAAGGAAAAATAGGATATATTCAAAATGTGTATTCTGATGCTGAACAAATTCAGGTAATAAAAGATGACCATATTACAAATTATCCTATTTGTAAAAATCTTACAGTTATACCAGAACTCAATACAGTTCTGTTTGAAACTGAAGAAGATGCTATAACAGGCGTTGCTATGATGGAAGAGCCAGAGAATCAGGACTTGATGATTCAGAATGGTATTCAAAGAAACATGCATGAAACTGACTGTTATAGAACAAAATCTAATGGCATTAAATCTGGATTATATTCCTATAGTGATTTTGATTCACAATTGGGTAATATTAATGCCATGGAGATTAGATATCTGGATCGTAATGAAAAAATAAAATTGGTCCATGGATCTAATGAAAATAATGAACTTAATAATATTCTTATAGAATATATTAAGTATGAAGACATTAAATCTAAACATCATGATGTAAAATCGGAAAGATTGATTTTCGATATTATTTCTGAAAATGGAAATGTCTTTATTAAATCATTTTGGGTTAATGATAATGGAATCGATGTTGGACCAATACCATTCATGATTTCACCATTAATGGGTTATCTTATGTTTAATAGTAAACCTAACGCTGCTTATTATCGTAATGATGTGCGTGAAGGTTTAACTACACCATTTGCAGCCATGGTAAGAGAAGGTCAAACTAGATCTTATAATGGCTATGTTAGAAATGAAATAAAAGAACGAAAGAAAGAAGGTATTAAAACTATAGTATCAGGTGTTAAAGATTTGGTACTTAACTTTGTTTCAATTGATCAGATATTTGGTTTCTTAACAGATAAAACGGCTCCAAATATTGTTCGTGCTTATAAACGTTTTGCTAGAAAACGAAATGATAAGAAACGTAAGAATAATTGGTTAAAAACACAGGAGAAAAAATGAAATTAAAGAAGGGAGTAAATCTCCCTTCTTTTTTACTATGATGTTTGAGCGATGATTGTATTGGTATTCTTAAGAATAGTGCTAACGTTTGAAGAAAGTGTATTTACTTTATTCAAAATATCATTGTCTGAGAATTCTGAGTTTATAGCTTTTGCAGAATCTTCTAAACTAATAAATGCATTTAATGTATTCTTTGCTTCATTTAATACATTTTTCACATTTGTTAATTCTGCTTCAGCATCATTTAAATCTGAAGAATTTATTTTTTCCAATTCGAATTCAACTTTAGTTTTACTAATGTTATATTTGTTATTTATAGCATCAGTGATTGTTTTCACTACATCTTCGTAAGATATAATATCAGTATCAGTAATATCTTTAAATTTAAAATTAAGTTTATAAACATAATCTTCATAAAGACGTTGAGTACGATCCGTATCAATGATATCATCCCAAACAATTACAGTTTCACCAGTGAGTTTCCATTCACCATCTTCAAGTTTAATTACACCACAATCGTAGAATGTTTGTTTTTTAAGATAATCTGCATCTCCAGAAGAATCTATGAATTTTTCATTAATAGCAACGTTTTCGGTAAATGAAGCATATTCTGAAGCACGATCGTAATTCATATATGAAAGTACTCTAATTTTTTTATTAAGAATATAATCTGAATTTGTAAAAAGAATGTATGACTTGTTTATCTCGAGTTTCATAAAATTACTCCTTAAGTTATATAAAAATGTCGAGTTAATAAAAAATAAATAATTTATATATTATATCTTTGAGCTATAGCTAGGGATATTCGATATTCCCCTCCCACCCATCGAGTGTCCCGAAGTTATGGCTCTCCATTCTTCTTATAGTATTTTTAAAATACTCATATAAGATAATCTCCTTTATTTAGAGAAGAAGTATCGTCGATATTTCTTCTCTTTTTTTTCTTTTATATAATAATGAGAAGATAAATATATGAGAGGTACTTTAATATGAACTTTTTTAAAATTGATGAATTTGATTCTGCTGATGGACCAGGAATTAGAGTAGGATTGTATGTATCAGGATGTACACATAAATGTAAAGGTTGTCATAGTACAGCATATTGGGATTTTAATTCTGGTGAAGAATTTACTGAAAAACATATAACTCAATTAGTAGTAGCTTTAACAAAAGACTATGTTGAAGGGCTGTCTATATTAGGTGGAGATCCTTTGGAAATAAAAAATATACATCAGGTAAAACGTATTATTGAAGAATGTAAACGATATTATGAATCGGTTAATGATAAGCCATTAAATATTTGGTTATGGACCGGATCAATATTTGAAAATTTATGTTTATTATTTGCTGAAGATTGGAAAGATTCGAATGCAGCATGGTATGTTGATGATTTAAAATATATTTTTAATAATATCGATGTTTTAGTAGATGGCCCGTTTGTTGAAGAAAAGAAAGATTTGAATCTTGCTTTCAGAGGTTCTTCAAATCAACGTTTAATTGACATGAGGAAAACATTTGAAAATAAAAAAGTTACGTTATTGGATATTAAGGAGAATATGAGACATGGTTGATTTACTTTTTACTGTATTAACTTTAACTATAGCTTTGTTATTTACAAGATACATGACTTATTATATAGTGTATTTCGTTGCTAAATTTATCAAATTTATATCCAAAGGAAAAATTAATATGGTAATACATCCTATTATATTTGGCGATGTATTGTGTACAGCTATGGTATGTTTGTTATTATCATCTATTTTTAAAGTTGTAGGTATCATATGATTATTGAAGCTATTGCCGATTTACATTTTGGACGAACTGGTAATGAAGAAAAGTTTTATGAGTCTTTGAAAAATCATTTCATAAAACGTTGTAACGAAGTTCATCCTGATCTTATAGTAATACCTGGAGATTCATTTGATTCTAGACAAGGCATCGGATCTCCTGCTAACATTTATTATGGAAAATTTATAGATGATTGTATAGCAACGGGTGCTACAATTATAGTTATTGAAGGTACAGAATCACACGATAGACATCAAATAAACGGTCTATTACATTATTCATCTGATAAATTCTTTATTGTTAATACTGTAACTAAACTAAATGTTTGCGGATTGAAATTATTATTGCTTCCTGAAGAATATGTAATAAATGATGATTATTATAAAGATTACTTTAATGATAATTATGATTTTGTATTCTTTCATGGAATGTTTACACATGTTGGCATTAATGGCTATGTGTCTGATGAAATTGTAAGACATGCTTATAACTTTGATTGGAAAATGTTTAAAGATAATATTAAACATTTTGTTATAGGTGGTCATATTCATACTCATAGTTGCTATAAAAATATTATTTATTGTGGTTCTTATGGAAGATTGAATTTTGGTGAAGAAGAAGATAAGGGATGGATTGAAGTAGAAGTTAATGGTGATAAATCTAAATGGACTTTTATGAAAAATCCAGATGCTATGACCTTTACAACTATACTAGCATCTAAATTACCAAATGAAATAGATCCTCTTTTAAATATGCTTAGAGGATATCAAGAATCGAATGATTTCTTAAGAATTAAATTAGATATTGATGATGATAATAAACGTAATACAATTGAAGGGTTTGTTAAAAATCATAAAAACTGTTGTGTTTTACGTATGAAATCTAAACGAGTTATTGAAAAACAAGAAGAAATTACTGCAGATATTAAAGAACAGCAGGAACAACTTCATAATAAAATGAAAGGTTTCGAAAGTATGAATTTTATACAAATAACTCAGAAAATCGCTAAAGATGATTATCATATGGAATTCTCTCAAGAAGAAATCAATAATATTTTAAACACGAAAGTATAAATGTATATAATATTGCCGTTTTTTAAAAAAGATTAAATTTATATAATTTAATATTAACAAGTAGGGTTAAACTTACTAATTTCATATACGTATGTGGAGGAATCTCATGACTATTGAGGAACCAATGGACTTTGGAGGCAATCAGATCCTTGCGCAAGATTTGATTTCCGACGACTTGATCTGTAAGATCAAAGGATTGAATCCTGATCTTGGCAGACCAATGGATGAATTTGGACGTGGCGATCCGTATTATTCTAGATATGCGGCTTATCGTGACGAAATTGAAAATGCTGAACTTATTGTAATCGATGCTAATGCATTGAATAGAAGTTCTGTTATGAATCTTGATCTTTCTGGAGATTTCTCTGGAATTGAACAGTTCCCATCTGATTACTATCAGTTGGCTGGAGATACATTAGCTATCGCATTTGATCCTTATGAATTTGGAATCGATTCACCAGATTGTTCTATTGAAGGACTCGGTGAAGATATCGGTGGTTATTGTGAATTCAGTCCTACCGAATTGTCAGACTTATCAAATGGTATATATTAGTAGATAATATAATATATTCTGTATGTATGTGTGTGGTGTGTAAATCTAATCTTAGGTAATGGAAATTACAATTTCCATGATTGTAGGTGCAAATCCTATCACACCAAATAAAGTTGAAGTTTAATTCCTCTTCTATATCAAACTCAACTTTTTTTGCTTTTACTTGTTCTTGACATAAACATTAATGTCTTGAAGACCTCCTTACGGCTTTTGAAATGTTTATCTTTCAGCACATTTATAAGATAAATTATTTCAATGCCATTATCGAATTATTCAACCTCAGATAATTCGATTATAATTCTGTGTTAGTCCCTGGTCCGTGACCAGGGACTTTTTTTCTTTTTATTATGGACTTTATAATATAGGAATACAATTATGGCTAAACTTTATTATGAATATTTTTGGGATATAATATTTAATATTCCTTCTAGAAACATACAATTTAGACCTTATGCTTTGTGTAGATTCGAAAAACATTCTAATTACTTTGATAACTTTATGCCTACTTATAATATGGTTTGTAAAGTGTATGATAAAGATCTTGATATTTTTAGAATGTTGGATAAAGAAATAAATGTTACAGTCAAACAATATATTTATTATGGTGAAAATAAAGAAAGTTTAACACATCATGAAATCGTTAATGAATATGAATTTGCTTGTTATTGTGATAAAGAAAGAATTCCTTCATTAACGTCTTCTGCTAAAAAAGTTAATTCATCTGTAGAAAAACCTAAAGCTACATATGAACCTGAAACTATGGGTGAAATGAACGCTGTTGAATTGAATCTAAGTTTATTACTCAAGAAAGATGTTCAAATGCGAACTTTTTTACATAATTATATTTTTGGTTCAGCTGATAAAGGTGCTACACCTATGACAGCTGTAATGTCTATTATTGAACAAAACCCATATGTAGAATCTTGTTTAGTTGATAAACCAACAAATACTATCGCATATCGTGATCTTATAGTTAAACCTGCTGATCTCAAGAATGCTATATTAGGAATTCAACACAATTATGGTATTTATGATAAATCTCTTGAATTATTTTTTGATAACGGAATGCTTTATGTTTTAAATAAACTTGAGAATCATCATAGTGGTGCTAAAGATGAAATCACTGAAATTAATGTTAAATTGTGTGAACAAGTCGGAACTCCAAACGCTCCAGATTATGTAACTGAAGCTAAAAAAGAAAAAATAATTTTCTATGAAAGACGAACTAAAATTGGTAAAGAAGATTATGAATCTATAGAAGGTGCACTACATGGTGATAAGTTTGTTTATTCTAATTTTGCATCTGCTATAAATAGTGCTTTTTCTGGAGATGATAAAACACAATTTGTTTCACCATTACATGAAGTATTAAAACCTAGACAATCTAGAGTTGATGTTGGAACAAAAATTATTACAGATTATGATATGTTAAACAATGGATTTAACATGACTTCATATATGTATGAAAAATCGTTAGGAGTACCAATTTCATTTGTAATGACTGGAATTAATGCTTCACATTTTTCTCCAAATAAAAATGTTAGAATAACTTGTGATACTCCAGAATCTCATAAATTATATTCAGGTCTTTATAATATAGCTAATATAGATTTCATATATGAAAATATCGATAAGAAAGGTAAAAACTTTTCTACTTATTGTCATGCTGTAATGAAATTAGTTAATAAGACTGAAGGATATGATGAAAATTATGAAGTTGGTGTAAAGAATGACTAATATAGAACTGGGAGATTTTTCTCCCAGTTTATTTATTTTAAATTCCAATATTTGATTTCTTCAGGTTTTGCTGGTACTAAAATTTCTGAACCATCTTGATTATTTCTAATAGATTTATACCATATTATATCTGATCTAATTTTTCCATATATCTTAATAAATTTAGGTTTCTCTATAGATGGACTTAATGTACCATCATTATGTACGCTATTAGTTAACCAATCTATTGAATCTTGTGTAATCATAACAATTTGTTAACTCCATACAGAATAGACTATAAATATCATATTATATATAACTGTTTGACAAATTCATATAATTAACGAGGTAAACATATGGCTGTAAAATCTTACGAAGAACAATTTGCTCCTATTATTACAGAATTAGATGAGCAAGCAAAACTTAATACTGAGTTATATGATGAAGTGCATAAATCTCTTGAAAAAGATTTAAATAGATTAAATGGTGAACGTATGATAGGATCTACATCACCATCAAAATCTATCGCTGAAACTGGTAAAGTTCTTTCCGAAATAAGAGGAACACAAGTTAACATTATTAAAGAAAAATCTAATGTTCTTAAAACTATAGCAGATCTTGAAATTCGTGAAAGAAATTCTAAATCTCAGGAAACAGATGCTGGTACTAATCAGTTCCTTATGCAAAATCTTCTTAATGAAATTTCTAGAAAAGTTGGAGATGTTTCTAAACCATCTATGTCTGAAATTCGTGATAATCGTGGAAAAGAAGCATTGGATAAATTGGATCCTGAAGTATTAGGAATGAATGACAATGATTTTGCTATGATTGATAAATTCAAACAAGCATCTGGAAAATAATAACTATGGTTGATGATTTTCATTTACTTAAAAAAATAGATTGTGATACACGTTATGTATTGTTATCTACAACTGATAATGATATTTATGTGTATCTTTTACATTCTACTAGTGTAATTACTGATTCTGATAAAACTGAAATTGAGAGTGGTTATTTACCATTACTCGATAATATCGATCCCGCTCAAACTAAAACATTTACCATTAATGATAATTTTAAAGCTATAAATAAAATGAATGATGATATAGCTAATTATATTAATGCTAGAAATGGATATAAAAGTTTTAATATTATAAACACTTCAAGAAATCATAAATTTATAATTCAATCTAAAGTATTTGCTGCGGCTGTTAAAAATTGTAAGAAAATTTACATTGATATGGGATCTGTAGATACTTCTGAAAAAGCAAATTATGGTGGATCTATTAGATTAGATTCAACCGATTATGGTGAAATTGACTCACTTGAAATAAATTCTTGTACATTTTTGTTAGAAGATAATGTTACTCTAATTGTAAAGAAATTAGATATTACATATTGTACAATCGATACATTTAATAAGGATTCTGATAAAAGTTGTTCATTTAGCGTTTTGGTTAAAGATCAGATGGATGTTGTTAACATGGCTATTTATAGTACAATATTTACAACATTTTCTAACTATAATAAAGATGCTAATAATTATCTTGATACTAAATTCACTGCAGCATTTATTCGAATTTTTGGTAAAGAAAAAATAAATGAAAATGCTAAATTTGAAAGGATCCTTATTCAAGGTTTTAGTAAGTGTTTTATAAATAAAATTGAAGTTGAAGATTCTGTAAGATATGGTGGAATTCTTAAACTCGATAGGATGGATAAATTGACTATATCTGGTATTAAACGAAATATTAGTGAAGTCGATCCTACAGCTCCTATGATTAAAGTAGGTAGAGTTGCAGTTACCAATTTACACGAAATTGATGTTGTAGTTAAAAGTTCAGCATCTATTTCTTCTAAATATGCTCTCATTGAATTTTTGGAAGATACTACTGGAACTACAAGATCTGTAAACCTTTATAGTTCAAATATTATAAATAAACATTCTAGAAATTTGACTATTTTTAGAATGAAAAATGTAGAAATTAATAAAGTGTATCTTTCTGATACAAAGATTAATGAGAACGTTACATTATTTGAACGTACTGATGCTAAATTAGAAAAACTTTGTTTTAATAATTGTGTAGTTAAAGGATCATCTTTTGATTTAACAGATATTACAAAAATAAATTTATCTGATTGTGATTTTACAATATCTGACGATTTGAATCTTTCTAGTGCTTATGTAACTATAAGTGGTGGATATTATAGATTTTTAAATATGAACGTCGGTTCATATGAATCTTATCCAGTGTCGAAAATAAATATTAACAAAGCAGAATTTAGTGGTGAAAATTTAAATTTCACAAATGATGCTTCAGAAGTTGATATGCTATTTTTCGATAACGAATGTAAATATAATGTTACTAAAATACTTTTAGATAAATTCAATCCGACTTTCTCAAGTTCTGTTATATGTACTAATGAATTGATTATAAATAATAAGAAATCTTCTAAATTCTTAAGTGTTTTAGTTAATTATAGGGAAGAAAATACTGACACTGTATTCAATGTAAACAGTTCTGCTAGTGGTAATATTATGTTTACTGCTAATGGATCTACAAATTCATTTACTTTGAATCTTAATGATGAATCACAATTTTTGTCTATAAATCCTTTAGATTTAGTAGCAGTTGAAAAATCTCCAAATACAAAAATCGTTACAAATACACCTATTAAAACAAAAGTTTATAATTTTGATAGTAGATATATTCATGCTCTTTTTAAAGATTATACCTCAACCCAAAGTTCTACAATTGATTTATATTCAGATGAAGATGAACCTGTAACAAAGGTCTTGAATGATTCTGAAAAACAAATGAGTATAACTTCTAGTAAAGAACATGAAAGTAACGTAATAGATTATTTAAGGTATACTTTAACTCCAATATAATTAAATAAACTACTGGTTTAAAACCAGTAGTTTATATTTTTTATAATTATATATTTATATTTATAGAAGTAGGAAATTTTTATTTCCATTTCTAACATCACATGTTAATTATATAGGGAAAAATGATGTTGCTTTGTTTAGGGTAAGGATTTGGAAAGGTTACACCTACTTCTTAACTTACCCCTCTTAGAAGGAGATATGTCGTTGATATATCTCCTTCTTTTTTTTGCAAAAGGTCTACGATATTTGATATATTATAATTATGGATAAAAGATAGAGAGGGGGTGCACGAACACCCCCTCTCTAAATATAGCTTTTACCAAGGAGGTGAAAACTATGGAAAGTGAACCCTTGTTCAAATATTATTATAGTGTAAACTATAATGGTTATCCAGTCTCTAGATATAAACTAGTGACTAGACAGGAATTCATCAGTATATCTGGTGTAGATCCTGTAAATCCTAACAATTGATACATTTAATTGTTAGGATTTAAATTAAAAAAAAAACAGTAAAACTCGAAAGGGTTTTCTGTACCAGATTGCTACGGTTTCTTTTTTTTTATTAATACAGTTTGACATACATATGTATCCATAGGGTCGAGAATTCCGATGGGTATTTATTATAAACATACAGAGGTATTTTATGGACGAATTTAAATCCAACGTTATTAAACGTAGTGGACAGGAAGAGTTGTTTAAATCTTCTAAAATTAGAAATGCGATAGCTAAAGCTAATAATGCAATTGATGATCTTTTTAAGATTTCGGATGAAACTATTGATACGATTACAGATAATGTTGTTGAAAAAATCAAGAGTTGTAATCGTCAATTTAATGTTGAAGAAATTCAAGATTTAGTAGAAAAAGAAATTTCTACATATTCGTGGGAGTTGGCTAAAGCATTTACAATTTATCGTTATACACATGCTTTACAAAGAGATGGTAACACTGCTGCAGTTAATGCTGAATTAGCAGCTAAATATAAAGCTCTTATGGAAAGAGCTTGGAATATCTATGAATGTACTTCAGAAGATATTCAACAGGAAAATGCAAATAAAAATGCATATTTACTTTCTACACAAGCAGATTATGCAGCTTGTGAATTGGATAAAGAGTTACTTGATTATAAAGAAGTTTTCAGTAAAGATGTATTGGAAGCAAATGCTGAAAAGATTATCAAGATTCACGACATGGGATATTCTGCACGCAGATTATTTAACTGTTGTTTAATTAATCTTGATGATATATTTAAAAACGGTACAGTTATTAATGGAGTATTTATTGAGACTCCAAAATCATTTGATGTTGCATGTACCGTTGCTACACAAATTGAATCACATATTGCATCAGGCCAATATGGTGGACAGACTGTAAATCTTTGGCATATCGCTCAATTTGTTAAACCTACTCGTGAAAAATTCATTAAACGTACTCGTAAACGTTATGAAGATATTGGAATGACTTATACTGAAGAACAGCTTTTAGCTGATGTTGAAATGCAGTTAAAACAGCATATCGATGATGGAATTCAACTTCTACAGTATCAAGTTCTTACTCATATGACTACAAACGGTTAACTGACTGGCCGCCTTACATGGTAACATGTAAGTGAAAAGGTGGTGAACCCATAAATATGGGGTGTTATTCATTTTTATGAATAGCTAACGGTGAAAGCATTTTATTATATCTTATGCTAATACCGTGCCAAGTATTCTTTTTAAGAATAAAGGTGTAACGACTATCGAACGGACATAGATATTATCTATGGAACTTAGTAGAGTAGCTTTAAGGTGAAATTCCTTATTGCGAAGTGCCATCCAACCTATTATTTATATAAATATTAGGCTGAAGAGATAGTCTAATCCAAACGGAATAATAAATAACGTTTGAGAAGGGAATAAATGCAGTCTCCCTTTGTTTCTACATATATTAACATTAATGATGCTCCTGAAGAAGATCGTAAAGATTATGCTATGGTAATTGAAGCTTTCTTAAGACAGAGACTTCTTGGTGTTAAAAATAAAGTTGGTGTATATTTTGGACCAGCTTTCCCTAAAGTACTTTATGTACTTGATGAAAATAATGTTTGGGAAAATTCTGAATATTATTATCTTACTGAAATTGCTGAAAGATGTTCCGTTGAACGTTTAGCTCCAGATTATATTTCTGCTAAAGTTATGCGTGAACTTAAAGAAGGAAATGTATTCGCTTGTATGGGAGCTGTACATCCTGATACAGATGTTATGTATAAAATCAATGGCGAAACATATGTTGGTTGTATCGGTGGTATGTATGATTATATTAAAGATACATTCAAAGTTAAAGAAGAGGACCAGTTTGGACAAATTGGTAATCCTAATAAGGATTTGAATCTTAAGGATTTTAATATTGAAATTTTCGACAATAGTGTTCAAAAATTTGTTAAATGCACGATGATGAATAAAAACATTGGATCAAGTTTTAAGATGTATGAACTTACAATTCTTAAAAATGATGAAGAATATCATTCTATTTATGCTACAAATGATCATCCTATGATTGTTGCTGACATTTCTGAAGAAGGAAAATTCTATGATCCTGAAAAAGCATATGAATGTAAAGTTGAAGATATGCTTGAAAAAGAACTTTGTATTTACGATAGCCTTGACACTGGCGATGAAAAATATGAATATAAACCTATTGCTAGACGTGTTATTATAAAAGAATGTATCGGAACTCCAGAGTTTGTTTATGACGTTACTACTGAAACAGGCCATTTTATGGCGAATTTCTTCCTTAGTCATAACTGTCGTTCATT